TCACCATTGGTCATCATTTCCTGGATTTGCTGTTCTTTTTTCTCTATGGCGCGCGTTACAGCCGTCGCGAATTGTATTTCGTCTATGTCATGTTCTCCGGTGCTTGATAATTAGCATAGCCAATACCAGTAAGAGGCTGTGGTATTGGTATAGTAGTTAAGCCGCCCATGTTAGGAACACCAGCGGCGCCGTAAGGATCTGATTGATACTGTCCACTCACATAAGGATTATAGCCGATTGAAGGACCCGTCAACGTATATTTTCCCGTTGCTTCTGCTGTTTGAGCTTCCCATGCTTCTCGTTCTGCTTGTTGAGCCGCTTGTTGAGCCGCTTGTTCCGCTCGCAGTTCAGCAATCAATGCGTTTAGTCTGTCTACTTCCGACTGTCCTGTCACCGTTGGATCAGTAACCGTTGTGACTGTTGGATCAGTAACCGTTGGATCAGTAACCGTTGTGACTGTTGGATCAGTAACCGTTGTCACCGTTGGATCAGTAACCGTTGTGACTGTTGGATCAGTAACCGTTGTCACCGTTGGATCAGTAACCGTTGTGACTGTTGGATCAGTTGTAACGGGAGGTGTGGCACCTGTAGGTCCTACTTCCCTCCATTCTCCCATGACATATATCCAAGTCACATTATTTGCACCCATATGCACCATACCTTCAAAAGGACTATCAGGGAATCCTCCTGTTGTTGTGGTCATATCACCAACGACATTTGTGGTGGGCATATCCCCCACACCAGTTGTTGTGGTCATATCATCAACGGCCTCTGTAGTATCCACCACAGGTGTATCCGTATAGGTTCCTGCATCATAATCATAATGAGTTGGATCGGGTACAGCGACGCTAGGATCTACCCCTGTTACTCCTGTGTGATCAGGTCGATCAGGGTAAACAATATCACCAAGATAGTTTGGTTCTACAGGCTCAAAAAGATTATTTACAACTGCAAAATCTGTTGTTGGATCCCCACCTGCGCCTACACCTGCCGTCGGTAAAACATCAACTACAGGGGCTGTCCAAGCATCATTAAGAGGATCTTCGTCCATAAAAGGAGAAACTGGTTCCTCTACAAAAGATTCTATGGGATCAATAAATTGATCGGCTGGGTTATAAGCTGTGTATCCAGGCTCACTCCAATTATCCGCGGGACCATAACTTGATAGCGATGGTTTAGTTCCTCCACCAACTGCTGCGTCCACGGCATCTTGAACTGGGTCGGTTTCTATGGGTAAAGTAGTTGTGGTCGTATCCATGCTGGGTTCAGTTTCTATAGGTAAAGTAGTTCCTCCACCAACTGCTGCGTTCACGGCGTCTTGTATTGCAGCTATGGTAGTTCCTGCTGGTCCTACTGTATCCATGCCGGGTTCAGTGGTTGTGGATGGGAATACCGGTGCAGTGGTGGGTTGCGGAGGGGGTTGAGTTAAATCAAAATTCGGAAGGGGTTTTGGTTGACCAGTTGTTAAATCAATCGCCGGGGGCATTACCATTGCTTGAGCAAATCCCGGCCTTCCCTCTGGCATCGGGGGTTGATACATCGGATTGCCGGTTATGGGGTCTGTAAAATAACGACCACCGGGGGTGACACCGGGCGGTAGATTAGATGTTCCTCCACCACCAACTGCTGCGTCCACTGCGTCTTGGATTGGATCCCCCCTTGACGGAAGATTAGGTTGTTCACGATAAGCCCCTCCTCTTACAGGGCCACCTCTTTGATAACCAAATAAATTCCTCATCAGTCCTTACTCCCTGATTTCTTTTCTTGTCTAATGCGTTCTCTTTCCACGTTGGCCTTCAATGCTGCTATATCTTCCTGTGCTTTTATACTTTCCTCTTCGGATTGATCCTTTTGTTTTAACTTGGCTTTATCTAAAGAAATCTTTTTCGTATCCGTTTTATCCTTTTGCTTTAACTTAGCTTTATCCAATTGAATCTTCTGCTCGGCAAGTATTTTATCGTCTTCATTTTCCCTTGCACGTATTTCTAATTCCTGTTGCTTCAATGCTACCACACCGTCATCAGGAGGTGTTATAACTTCTTCTAGTCTTGGCATAATAGGTTCAAGGAGCTTGGCTTCTATTTGTGCCTTTAGTATCTCTTTTTGAGGATTAGGTGGAGGGGGTTGCATCATACCTCCTTCTTGCATTTGCGGTATTTGCTGTTGTTCCGGCATTTGCTGATCGGCTAAGTTCTGTGCTTCCAATGAAACGTGCTGAAAAATATGCGATACCAATGATGACATCGCCATTGGATTGGCCATGGGAATTCCAGTTTCCAAGAAAGACAGATGCACCTCAATGTGTATCATGTGAGCTTGTTCAGGGAAAGCGGTTAGAGGCGCACCCATCAAGGCCGCCCCATCCTCTTGGGCGGGATCCACAGGAGCGGGTGGTGGTGGATCGGGAACAAATAATGCGTCTATGTTTTCGGAGCCAAGGGCTTGATACATTCTGCGGTAAGATTCCTTAATGTTGTGAATCTCAGGATTGCTTTGTACCAATTGTAATTCTTGTTGCGCTAAGGTAATTCGCTGACTCATGGAAAAGAAGTTGGGATCGCTAACTGGAACCACATCCACGCGATCGTCAAAGTCCGTTTGTTTTATGGCTTGGTCCCCACCAATTACTTGATACGGATACACGGGGGGTAGGTACTCCGCAAATAGCCTAGCCAGTATTCTAAATTCTGTTTTTTGGGCGTAGTGCAATCTTTTATGGACGGCGGACATCACTCTAGTACCTTGTTCCAACAGTGCCATGGTGGTACCCACTGGCAGTTCCTGATTGCCTTCCCCTATTTGTAGGTTCGTAATTGACGCAAAGCGTTGTCCTGCTTCCACACAAAAACCGAGTAATTGCATGAGCGTGGCCGAAGGTTCTTTGTACGGCAACGGTACCAAGGAATCTCTTAAGGCGCCACCCGGTGCGTCCACATCTCTGAACTCACCCGGTTCCAACGGAGTTTCGTCGTCCCTGATTCTCAGTCCACGGGCTTTAAAACCAGCAGGAAGATTCGCCAACGTACCGGCATCAATCAGTTGCCTGAGTGCGCCAGTCGCTGTTCTGGATAAGCCACCAATCATGTGTATTAGACCAAAGCCGTAAAAGCCAAGGCCGGGGAGAAATTTATAATGCACAAAATATTGGGCTTTATTCTTAAGCGGATCATCCTGCCGATAATTTCTACGGATCGCCAGTACCTCACTGGACTCTCTGTCTATGGTAATAATGAAGGGGAGGTGAAACCCGTCAGGGTCTTCAAACCCCGGTATGTCGGTAGATACGTGGAACTCTAATAGTTCGTACATTAGCTCATCGCCCACGGATTGAATGCCTTCGAGTTCGTCTACTTTTTCTTTTGGATCGCTGGCTATGTTAGTTTCCGAAGGCTGCAACGGCACATCACGGTAAAACCCCGCAAGTTGTTGGGTGCGTACTTCATTGTGGGTCATTTTGACGACGTGAGTAACGCGTTCACAAGTGGCTAGGTCACTGGCGGTATAGGGAACTACCAGATCTTCAACAGGGACAAAGGTACTGACCGCTCTTTGTTTGTTAACATCGTAGTAGACTTTCTTGAAAGCAGTCCCTGCCAACGGCAAATAGAACAACAATTGGTCCATTTCGGGGGTATATTCCTCCATGACCGTGGTAATTTGGTAGTTCATAAATTCCTGAACTCTTCTCGCCTGATCTTCCGTTTCAGGCGTTTCGTTCCCCATGACTCTGGTTTTCACCGGTCCTTTAGGGGGTAATAGCTCTTTAAAAGCTTGTGCTTGGAATTGGGTTACGGATTCAGCCAATAACGGGTGGGTGACACCGGAAGCGCCGGGAAATGGACGATCCCTGTCCTCATACTTGAAACCAAGTAAGTCCAATCCTTTGACATAGGCTTCTTCCCACTCGGATCTGGAACCTTTGTCTTCTTCAAATTCACCTAATAAGTTAACCGCAATTCTGCCTAGTTCGCCTTCGTCGACGAAATCAGCTAAGTTGGCATCAAAAGGAACTTCCTCCATGGGATCTTCATCCGGAAAGTAATTGATTTCTGCACCACCGTCGGACATCTCTACGGCAATGTCATTCATGCCGTCCGGAGTTAAGGGTTCTTCTATTTGAACTTCTGTTCCGTCTTCAACTTCCAGATCAATGAGATCCGACAACCTTTCTATGTTGGTTGGTACTTTGTTTTCAGCCATTTAGCTTCTAATAAACGCCTGTGAACTTGGTGCCTCTGAGAGCTTCTCCGCCACCACGACTTTTGCCTTTTCCGGCACCGGGCTTAGGCCCTTTGGAAGTAGCTTGAGTTTTCTGCTTTGCATAAGGAACAAAACCTTGGTCCTTTATCTTTTCACCTTTATCTGCCATTTCACGCTCCTAGTAATATTCTTTTAGCCTGCGAGGAACATTGTCCTGCATGTCATCGTCAGATTCTAAACCAATAAAGCCACCCTGTCGATAACGCATTAATGCCTGTGTGGTGGAATCCACCAAATCGTCGTAGTCGCCGAACGGAAAAGCCGCACATTCCTCGACCAATTCCTCCGCCCACCGTGTTTCCGGGACGTACACCATGCCCGATTCCAGTAGCGGCGCCACCGCATTTACCCTCGCGATCTTGTCGTGGCCTTTACCGGGGGAATAGTTCACT